ATTTGTGACGATGAGGAAGAGGAATTGGAAGAAGACATGGAGGATCTCTATGAGGAGGAATAAAAGAGATGATAAGAAAATGAACGAATTTAAGGAAATTGATAAAATACGCCCTAAAACAATTCCTAAGAACATTATTTACGCTATTGATAGTTACGCCGAGAAACAGTCAGTTAGAATGTCGATAAAATATGCAAGAGTAGACGAAGACCTAGGTTGGAAAGTGCCATTGGTTTGGGATTACGACGATTTGGTCAAAATTAAGGGATTTGATAAACTTATAGAGGCCGTCAAGAGCAAGAAAGTGATTGAAATAGGAGGTGGAAATGGATATTTAGCTTACATACTGTCGCATTACGCTAAGCATGTAGATACTTTCGAGGGTTGGTCTCCTTATGCAGTAATTTATAGTAATTATATATTTCCAGAGGTGGTAAAAAAGGGGCTTAGTCTCAACTACATTATAAGATACGTAACAGAAGACGACTTACGGTATTTAGGTAGGTATGACGTTGGAATTTACTCTGGCCTAGACAAGCACAGTGAAATCCTAAGCATGCTCAGTAAGGTCTCAGAGAACGTTATATGGACAACGTTTTGTAACGTAAAGAAGAAAGACAAAATTAATACTAACATTGACGTTTGTGTATTCAATTTAGAAAGTGATAACGTGACCGACAAGTATAGTTCTAAAGGGATGTGAGAAAAAATGGACAGAGATGAACTTAAGCAAATAATACAAAACCTTCCCGATAACTCTCCTAAACTTCTGGAGTATTTGAAAGAGGCAAGGGAAAAAGGATGGACTGATGTTATTGATATGATTGCCGTGAAGTTAGGACTAAAAGAGGAGAAGAAGAAAGGAAAGAGAGAGGAAAGCGAGGTGCTTAAGAGGATCTTAAAGCCATTGGGCAAGAAGAAGATAGAACACACCTGGGACTACTCGGTGGATTTCCTCGAAGCTAAGAAAGTACTCATTAACGCCTATAAACAGCTATTTGATCTCAACTTGATGCCCTATGAGGCTTATGTTGCAATTCTTCTGATACAGCTGGTTAACGGTGCTAGAATTAAAGAAGCGATCAGAGCGTTTAAGACGTTCGTGGAATCAGGACAAAAAGAATTCCAGTTAAAGGCAGAAAAGCATGGCAACACAAGGTTCTTCATTATTCCTGAGGTCATCAGGAACAGACTAGCCTATAAATCGATACTTATAATTGACGATGATAAACTAGAAGCGAGGATAAGGATGTTTGCACGGAAGTATCTGAAATGTAACACACATTCGTTGCGATATGCACTGATCTCCTTCCTTGCAAAAAACGCCACAGACCCTGCAATCATTGCGAAGATAACTGGGCATAAGAAGTTGGACAGGATTATACAGTATACACAAACGAAAGATGCGATCGAAATCTTACGTAAACTGGGGAGTTAACCTAGGTTCAGTTCGAATTATCGTTATCCTTTTTTCCTCAATTCGTACTTTTGCTATATATACCTCCTCGAACTTTTCCCTAGTTTTTATCTCCCTCTGTTGGTTTCACCATTACGAAATTAAAACATGTTAAGGCTTTCCGTTCCCTTAACCCCTTTCTTTGTAAAATTGCATATATTCCTTATTATATATAATATAAGGGAAAGATCTGACCTCTCTTGCTTTTTATTTTTTAACTTACCCTTCTACTTCTTATTAATGACATTTCGTAAAATAGATAACGGGGTAGAAATAAAATACGATAATGGTTATACAATCAAGATTAAGGTTGAAGGAGATAAGCTTAAGCTGAGGGAAGAATATGAAGGTAGACCGTACACTGACACGATGTTTTACCTCTCGCCAAGCCAAGCGATCGAAATAAAAAAGGCATTGAAAGAAGCTAAAAGCGCAGATGACGTATTGAAGCTGTTGCAGGGCGTTATGAGATGATTTATAGACCACATTTTACATATATTGTAGCAGACACTCCAAAACAAACGCAGGCTAGAGAGGCTGCTGCAAGCGAAGAATGGAGGAAAAGGCTCCTCCTAAGACCTTATGAGATTAGAACGCAACATGAGTCAGTAACGTCTATACCTAGAGAAGTAATAGTAAAGCTTACACACCTTTCAACACATGAGCAAGAACCAATCGTTAACCCGCCAGCACATATAACCCTATTACGTATCATAAGGCCTCGTGAGAGTGAACAAGAACCAAACCCGCCAGCACATGAACAAAGGCGTATCTATTTCTTTGGAGGATCTTCCCCTAATTTGCCTACCGACCTCCAGAAGCCTAGGCCGTTTATAACATATGTGCCTAATAGTTTTTGGGAGCAGATTACCCATAAGCAGGAAACAAACTCATCTGTTATACACCACACCGAAGGCCTTAGCCCGTGGGCACGTAGTCATATAGCAATGGCGCCTGGTGAAAGAACTCCAACACCTAAACTAACGCCGTTCGATCAGCTCCACATTGCAGCATCTGGTATCGAAGGGTCCCCAACACTGAATTCTGGTCCTGTAATACCACAACAAACCGTGCCAGTAACGATAGGAAGGACATTAAGTTATATACACCAAACTGAAGGTGTTAGTTCCTCACCACCACCTAGCCCCCCACCACAATCTTCACCACCAGCTAGCCACACATCTTCACAATCCAGTAACCCATTCGGCTTCTTCGGTTCCTTAGTCGGTTCATTTGTTAATGCTGTGACCAGCGCAGTAAGTAGAGGTAATAATTCGGGAGGAGGTCAATCAAATAACCCGCTCACGTCGTTCCTCAGCTCTGCTGCAAATGCCGTGTCTAGCGTAACAAATGCTATCGGAAACACAATAAGTCATGGCCAAATCGTTGCTAATGCTGCAACTTCTGGAGGCCAACCCAGTAACCCATTCGGTGCGATAGGTTCGTTCTTCGGTTCAATCGGCAGCGGCATAACTAATGCTGCGTCAACATTTGTTAGTGATGTAACTAATGCAGCGAAGAGTGTTGGCAATGCGGTACATAACGTTGAGAACGCAGAAATTAATGCAGCAAAAGGTATCGGGAGCGCAGTAACTGGCGCATTATCAACTGCTGGGAAAGCAGTAACTGGCGCACTGACAGATGTCGGGAACACAGTAATTGGAGCACTTTCAGCTGCGAATAACGCGATACAGAACGCGTATAACTCTGCTTTCGGTAACCAAACCCAACAAGAGAAACAGCAATTACAAAATCAGCTTAACCAGTTGAAACAGCAGGGACAACAAGAGTTGAACCAAATTAGCCAAGAGAAACAGCAGATACAGTCTCAGTTGCAACAAGTGCAGCAACAAGCTCAACAGGAATTAAACCAGGTTAATCAGGAAAAGCAACAAGTACAGTCTCAGTTGCAACAAGTCCAACAACAAGCCCAACAGGAGTTGACTCAAATCAGTCAGAACGAACAACAATTACAGAACGCGTTACAACAAATACAACAATACCAAGCTCAAGCGATGCAGATGTTACAACAGAACCCTAACAACCCGCAATTACAGAACTACTTACAACAACTGCAACAAGCTCAACAACAAGTAGAACAAGGACTGACCCAGTTACAACAAGAACAACAACAAATACAATCTCAGTTACAGCAAGCACAGTTACAAGGTCAACAAGAATTGGAACAACTTAACCAAGCTCAGCAACAAATACAGTCTCAGTTACAACAAGCTGAACAACAAGGTCAACAGGAGTTAACCCAACTTAACCAAGCTCAGCAACAAATACAGTCTCAGTTACAACAAGCTCAACAGCAAATACAGCAGGAGATGTCACAACTTAACAAACAAGGACAAGGAGGTAACCCAATACAACAGTTCTTCAATGACGTTGCTGACGTTTCTGCGTTAGTAGGTTATTACGCTACCGAGGGGTTAGGAGGTGTAGGGGAGGAGTTAGCTCACGTTGTTCAAGGTAAAGGTCTTGAGAACTTCAGTCAAGCAGTTTCACAGTTCAACAAGGCTGGAGGGCAAAACATCGCTAGAGCTGTAGGTGACGTGACAGAAGTAGCGTTACCTGCAGTGGTTACTGCTGTCGTTGCACCGGAGTTGTTGCCGGCTGAGCTTATAGGCGAAACGTCATCGGTAGGTATCGGTGAAGTCGCCTCAAAGCTGACCACGGGTAAGTGGCAATCACTACCTGAGGTGCTTCAGGAGGCAAACGAGGGGGGCGTGTTAGGTGCTATCGGTGAAGCAGGAGGTCTGGCGTTAGAGTCAGGTCTGGCGAAGGGGGCAGGAGCGTTAACGAAGCTATTAACAGGCAGTGAAGAAACCGCATCGAAGATAGCAGGATTAACACCGGTATGGAGAGCAGCAGGTGGTGCTGAAGCAGGCGGTCTGGCGCTAGAGTCCAGCCTGGCGAAGGGGGCAGGAGCGTTAACGAAGCTATTAACAGGCAGTGAAGAAACCGCATCGAAGATAGCAGGATTAACACCGGTATGGAGAGCAGCAGGTGGTGCATTAACTAATACAGCATTACAGTTACCTTTTACACAAAATCCCGAACAGTTAGCAATTGCCGGAATTGTAGGTGGTTTAGCAGGAGGACTGGGCCCTGGTGTAGCTGGTAAGCTGATGAGTAAAATAGACGAAATTAGAGGAACTGGCGGTGTAGCGGAACTAGAGACGCTCAGATCTCCCCTCACTGGTGAGACCACAAAGGCGTGGAAGATAACGCTCCCTAACGGAGACGTGTTACATTTAGTACCAAGAACTACGTTCGGTGAAGGAGATTTAGAGAGTTTCATAGACAGATACGTGAACGAAGTAGGCAAAAACAATCTGTTGGCTCACGTTACGCCGTCACGTAATTTCATTAAGGATGTAAAAGAAGGAGAAGTAGAAATAAAACCGAGCCAAAGTGCATCGGGAGACTGGGCATGGAGGATCCCTTCTAAAAATAACGAGTTCTACTTATCACCAGGAGAAGGTGAGCATGAGGCTGTAGCGTTAACAGGTTATACAGAGCTGAAGAGCACTGAACCAAGAGTGCCAGACTTTAGGTTGGGACAGTCAAGCGTAAGAAGGGTAATGGACAGGTTCTTACACCCATTCGACCAAGGTGGGATAATCCTGACACGTGGCGATATTGAAGTTGGTCCTACACCTCCGAGAGATCTGGTGGAGTATATCGCCCAGCTGAAAGCTAAATACGGAGGAGATAATAACGCAGTAATCAAAGAGTTATTGAGTAACCCCGAATACGGGCCGAAGTATATGGAATTTAGAAACGCGGTTAAAGAATTCAGTGCAGGAGAAGGGAAACCGGTAATAGGTTCTGAAGACTTATTGGGCTTAAGTCACGAAAGACAAGCAATATTGTCAACTGGAGCGAAATTAAGGGGGACTGGTGAAGAGTACAACGTCTGGATAAGGCAAACACCAGAACTTCTAAAGAATTTGCCTGGGCCTTTACGTGACGTGTTATCTGACTGGTCGAGGCTGAAAGTCGTTGGTGCGGACATAATACCTGGTGAGCCCACAGATTTGTTTAACGTAAACAAAGAGAACGAGAAAGGGTTGAGAGGTGAAAGGGAGTTCAAGGAGGAAGAGGAAATACCTGAGTTGAAAGAAGAGGAAGAGAGAGTACCTGAATCGGGAGAAGAGGAAGGGGAGTTGAAAGAACCAATATTACGAGAACCACTTTGGCCGGAACGTGAGCCACAACTAAGTGAGCCTCAGCTAGAGGACACGGGGTTACAGACATATACTTCACCTCCACGGGTCAATTATCCATCTCGTTCACCGATTGACAATCCGCAAATATTACCTCCACCTGCACCTTCACCTCCGCCTATCCGCTCACCTCCTATCAGTTCGCCACCTATCCGTTCACCACCACCTATCCGTTCGCCACAGATTAACTCACCACCGCCTATCAGTTCACCTCCAATCAACTCACCAAAGATCTATTCACAGCCAATTTATTTACCTCCAACCTCAGTACCAGAGTACATAGAGATAGATTCACAATCATCGTCACCACCCCCCGTGTTCTCTTCATCATCGATAACCGAAGGGGGATCATCAATACCAATGGGACCACCGCCAATGGTACCTTCGGTAATGCCAGGCGGATTTGGTGGGGGCGGTAACAACGTACAAGAAATTAGCGGAATGTCAGGTGAGGTAATATATCTATAAATGGTGAGAAAAGATGAGAGGCGTAGGATGGATACACGTTCAAAGACCGACGTTTACTCCGGTGGTTTTTTATGACCCTGTAGGGAAGATGCTATATGTACCAGTGAATGTATATCATCCCGTTATACCTAAGTCGCCGCCGATTTATCATGTGGTATTAGACAACAACTTACTTACTCTTTAACATAAACAATTTTTGAAGGGTCTTTTACTGTGAGCCGATAATGAATGTCAAGAACCGGAACGCCGTAATGGATATCGTTACTGAACCAAACGTCAGCAACACCTTCTTCTTTTTTTACCTTCTTTACTTCAACATATTTCTTTTCAATTACAAACCGCTTTTTCCCCATGAAGACATAATATTTGCCTTTTTTTAACATGAAGCTGCAGCGTTGCCACGTTCCGTTAACGAAACACTCTGTGATTATGTTAACACTCCGCTTTAGCTTTCTTTCATAACCAACGTCCTTGTTTGTGTATAACACACCCTCCCTCGGTTCCCACTTACCTATCAAACGCTTTAAAGTTCTTAGCATATCCTACTTTTTAGAAACAGAATATTTAAATCCCGAGGGTCTGTTTCAGGAAGGTCACTCTCACGTCCTTATGTTTTATTTTTAAGCGTAATTTCCCAATTCTTCATATGCAGTATCTAATCCTACTCTTACTCATATTTGCCGCAGTAGCCATTATCGTGACGTTGCTACCTTACGTAAGCCTCATAATAACGAGTATTAACAACGTCAACGCACGTGTGTACACACTATACAATTCAAGCGTTTACATGAGCGGTACGTGGCTGGTTAACGGTAGCAAAATTCAGCAAGTCTCTACATCACCGTCGAACAAGCTCGTTATTGAGGTAGCACAAGGTTCTTACGTTTATGTTTCTAACCAAACGTGGAGTGAGATGTTATCTGATAACGGTGATAACGGGCCTATATTCTCACCTTATGCGACGTTCAACCTCTCAGTTGGTTACTACAAGTTTAACATTCCTACGGAAGCTTTTGACTTCGAACGACCTGTTTACAGTGTGCTGTCGAGTCTGGCGTTCTTCTTAGCTGCTGCAGTGGTGTTTATCCTCTTTATGGTGTTGTCGTATAGCCGTAGAAGGTAGACGGGGTTTGTCCCACCACTTTACCGTCTCAGTTCACGTCTTTGTAACGTAATATATTTTTTAATGCCTTCGTATACGTACATCTTGATGAAGTACAAAGAACACTCCGGGAGACTAACCGAGTGGAGAAGGGAATTTGCAGAAGCTGCACATATGTGTGCTGCGAAGGTCAAAGGTCTACCTAAGGGAGAGAAAGTAAGGGCATATAGGGCTTGTATGAGAGAAACACTAAAGAAGAAATAACATGTTCGGACGAAAAGAGCAACCCATCGACGTTATCGAAAGTGACGAAAACACCATAAAACTGCAGACAACAAACGGTACGGTAAACGCGAAAAGGATACTCAGCGTAAACGGTAAACACGTAGTATTCGTAGACCAATACGGGAACGTGAAAGAGGCACTCCTAAAGTGATCTTTCTTTTTATTTTTTAGTTCTCTCTCCTATTTCTTCTTATGCTAACATCACTGGGTAAATTCGCCTTAGCCTTCATCATAGGCTTCACCATCATAAATACAATGATCCAAGTAGACCTAGCTTCAGTAGGTTATCCACAAATACCGTACTTCACGCTAATTGTAAACCCTGAAGCGTTTACAGCCATTATTCACAGCACTGCGGTTACGAACATGCCTTTTGCCTTCATCCTTTACGCAGTAGGGCTCCTCATCTTCAACGCTTTAATCAATTTCGTTGCAGGCATACCGATAGTGTTTTACGAAATGGCTGCAATCAGTGGTAACCCCGGTCTTATCGTAGGTGCGTTGTTAGTGGGTGCGATGTTACAGGCGATGGCGTGGCTGTACTTACTGGAAGTGCTGGCACAGTTCTTCTTCCCGGTCTAGTTAGGGGGATACCCCCTAGTGGGGGAACACCCCCACACCCCCATTAGGGGGGTACCCCCTAAGACCCCCAATCCTAAAGTAATTTATTTTTTAACTCCTTCTCCTATTTTTTCAATATGAAAGTCCTAGTTGTAGACCTGGACAATACACTCTTCGATACAAAGGCTAGGTATAACGCGTGCTTGGCGGAACAAGGTGTAGCTTCGTTGGATTCTCTTCACGGGGAGGCTAGGAGGAAGTTCTGGGAGTGTTACCAGTCACCACGGTACATGGATTTCGATATCCCTAACAAGGACGTGTTAAGCACTGTCAAGAGAGCGAAAGAAAAGGGTTGGGTCGTAGTGTTGCTGACCGGGAGGAACGGTGAAACGCAAAGGGAGAAAACGGTTGAACAGTTGCAGAAGTTTAACGTACCATATGACTACCTGATAATGAGGAACCCCGGCGATTACAGGAAAGAGGTGGAGTATAAGAGGGAAATACTCAACGGTCTGAAGGGGTTGGGTGACGTTATACTCATAGACGACAACCCGGAGGTAAGAAAGTTGGTACCGAAAGCGTTCCCTCCAGACGAGAGCCCGACAATTGATGAGGCAAAGGATCAAGGCGAACTGAACGTTATGTTTTACACTAAATACCCACCCGTCATAACTAAGGGGGTGAACAAAGTTGAAGATGAAGAAGTTTTTGATCTTGAGTAGCCTATTTCTGCTCCTCATTCCCTTAGGAGTGCAAGCAGTGCAGTCTTTTCTGACATTTTACGTAAACGTTATGGACTACGGTACAGTGCTTATGTTGCAGAATCAGAGTAACGTGTTAACGATTTACGAAATTCCGTCTTCCTTCTCCTCAGTGCCGTCGTTCCAAGGAGTACAGACTACGGGAAAGGCGTTGGAGGCTGTTGAAAACGTTACATTGAAGAGCGGTGAGGTGGCACTCGTACATGAGTACGGAGTATCGGGCTTTTCGACACAGAACTTCATTTACCAATACGTGAACGTACCAGGAATAGTTACATACTCTAACTCCACCACGTCCTATTATTCGTCTTCCACTATCTATGTAACACCAGACTACGGCTACCAGTTACAGTTTACCCCGTTGTTCGGCATTCAAAACCAGCCCATAGATAGTGTGGAGTCAACGTCTTGGAGTGTGCTACCTTATTGGCAAAACGGTCAGTTAGTGATAAACAATCCTTATTCCATATCCGTGACAGTGACCAACTCGCAATCAATCGCTACTCCAGCCCCATTCGACCAGTTCTTAAACATAACAGAGTCACAGATAGCCTCAGCTTTAGGTTCCACTCCCGCATCCCAGTTATGGCAACAAGCAATGTCAGACCATTTCCTCAATTTACTGTTTCAGCAAAACGGACAAACGCTTTACGCTTGGGTACAAAATTACACTTCTTCATGGGTAGCGGTGTGGGTAAAACTACCTAACGGTATACCTGCGTCATCTTCAGTGACAATAACCATCGACTTCACGAACTCCATCCAATACCCTTACACTGGGATCTATTCAGCTGTCTACCCAGGTTACGATAACGGTGCAGATGTATTCATTCAGTACGGCTACTTCGGGAACCAGATACCTAGCGGGTGGACGACAGGCGTATATCAAGGATCTTTCAAACCAACGCCTACAGCGAATGGGCTAGAGATGACAAATAATATTGCTAACGAAATGACTTACGTTTATGCATCGTTACCGAATACTAACGATTATACAGTTATCGTTTCGTGGTGGTATAGTGGCACATGTTATGCGTTGAACCAGGAGTTATATGGAAACGTCCAATCTGTGACAACGTATTTTACATCATTTGCATCGGGGGGAATTACATTGGCAAGCGTTTTTGGTTTAAGTCAAATGTATGTTGCTAACGGATCTTATTATGAATCTGTAGGTGCGTTTGACGGTTCTGGTACACATTATGTTACAACATATTTCGCGATCCAGAGTAATACCCTATATTATGGATACAGTAATCATAATTCACCGTTCCAGATAACATTACCATCTAGTTTTGGGTCTACTAGTCTAAAAACGAGTAGGAGTGCGCCGACAGTATTCATAGGTGCGGGATCACCATTCTCTAGTTATTCTGCCTACATATATCTAGATGTGGTGATCGTGATACCGACACCGCCCAATAACGTAATGCCGTCTATAACAAGTATTTCAACAAGCCTAGTAAGTGCTGGAGGCCAGTATATAGCCTGGGGGTATTCGCCAGTAAGCAACTCTATCAACGTCACCATCCACGTTACATCGTTTCCATCAGCAAAGAGTAACGCTAGCATTGCCGTTTACTCGCCTAACGTAGGATACCAATCGACTGACGGTAATACTGGTTTTTACGCGTTATTTGTTGACTTCTACGGAGGTTCAATATACTTCCACTCCCCGACATCTAATAATTGGGTACAGCTCTACTCTTCTTTACCCCAACCTTCCACAGCATACCCGTTCACCTTCACCGTCATCCTGACGGAGAACAGTGCCGGTAACGTCACCGTGTCCACCGTATACATCAACTCAACGGCTTACTCTGTCAATGTAAACACTCCGTTCCCCTGGAGCCAGATAGGTTATGTTGGGATAAGGAGCGATGCCAACAACTTATTCTACGTCTCGTACTTCGCCGTATCCCCAGCACCCTACGGCGGTGCAGAACAATTCGTGAACGACGCGGAGTCCGCGTCCTGGAAGGTGTTACCTTACTGGCAGAACGGCGAACTAGTAATAAACAGCATTGGGGCAAGTGCTGGAGGCCAGTATATAGCCTGGAGGTATTCGTCGATAAGGAACGTCATCAACGTTACCATTCACGTGGGAAGCTATCCTTCTAAAAGCACGTACGCAGGTATAGCGTTTTACAGCACGAGCCTGCAGAACTCCCCCTACTTTATGGTAGCATTTTACACCGGTGCTGTATACTATTTTACTGGCAGTAGTTCCACTAGTCTCGCGACGTTCACGACGCCGAACCCTCCGTTCACAATGAGCATAATACTAGTTGAGAACTCTGCCGGTAACGTCACCGTACAAAGCGTCATAATAAACGGCACAACGACTTACAGCCTCAACACGAACGTGCCGTTCCCGTGGAGCCAGATCGCTTATATAGGGATAAGAAGCGACCCTGGCAACGTCTTCTATGTCTCATATTTCGGCGTCTCTCCTTTCCAGTACGGTATAGTCAAATACACCATTAATTCGGTCTCGTTACCTTCAATGCCCGATACTTCTTCAGCTACCGTCTTGATTTCTCAGCTCTCCAACGGCTCTTACGTCCTCCTCGGTATGTATAACGGGACGTGGCACGAGCTTAACCTACCGTTTACCAACCCCAGCGGAAAGTTCACAATCACGTTCAACCCAGTAGGTCCAGTGAACATAACGTTAAAGTCATCAAACGTCTTATCTTACGGTGCTTTGTTCTCTCCAGGTAACGGTGTGTTGTTGGAGGCTCAAAACGCTATACCCCCGTCAAACCCGACGAACTGGGAACCGTTAAGCTATGTGGGTACCAACGGAGAAGTAGGAGGAGGTGCTGATCCCACTTCACCTCAGTTCACTCCAGCTACACTTAACAGCATAAACTATTACCAGGGTGGTGCAATAGCAACAACGGATTGGGGTACCACGAACTTCACATATTATGCCGTATCATTAGGACAAAGACCCCCAACGACGTCTGAGAATTACGTTACTGTCGGTACAGGTTTCACATCAGGTTGGGCTAATGCACCTTCTGGCTATTACTCCTTCCAAAACGGGTTCATTGACATGGTATACATAGAGAACAACAGTATTGCGATATCACAGACCCCACCGTCTGTCTCTTCGATGTTGTTCTTCTTCGACCCCACATACATCACACAACAAGGTCAGTACATAAACCCCTTCACGAACCAGACCTACCAACTGACCGGCTCCCTAACTAGGGAAGTTAACGACATCGGTGTCATGACGTTCCTCAAACCAGGCATCACAAACCCCGTGGTTTATGTCCCGCCTTTCACGGAAGTAATCGTGAGGAACTCCACTAGCTCACAGATATTCATAAATTACGAGACGTTCCCCTACCAGACTGCGACGTTAGCACCCGGCAATTACCAGATCACGGTCATCCTACTTTACACAGCTTATTCATTCGTTTTGATAAACTGGCAGGGCTGGAACGTGACTATTTATGAGAACGGGCAACCGATGATAATAAACGACCCGGTGACGCAACAAATACAGCCATTCGACACACAAGGACTCCTATCTGCACAAGTTGTAGTAAACCCCAACACGAAAGTGTTGACCATTTACCTTCAGCCCCTCTCCTCTGGCGTAGGTTCTTATTCACCTAAGGAGATAGGGTTCCCGAAACCAGAACCGCAATTGATACTCCCGTTATCACAACAAACACCGTTTAGTCTGTCAACGCTTACAGTAAGCGGTATAGTTACAGTGGCAATGGTCTTAGGAGTAGTGATCGCGTTAGCAAGGGCTAACCAAGACCTGTTAGGAAGTATAGCCGCAGGAGGTGCTGTAGTCGCTGTAGTAGGGATCATAATACACCTCATACCGGTGGTCTTTATAGGGTCGGTCCTAGTTATAATATCAACGACATATAGGTTTGCAAGGAGGAGCAGTCAGTCATGAGGTTCATCACTTACGTCCTCTTAATATTTATAATAGGTATTATAGCGGCAGTTCTCAACCTCATCGAAGGTATATATTACGGTCTTGCGGTGCCGACACTGAGTAGCGTCAAGATAGATAACATAAGCGTGAAAATGCCCAGTAACCCTATACCGTTCGCCAATAATATCGTTGACGTCCTAGTACTGCTGATAGGCATGCTCGTCCTCATGATACTGATATACGTTGTAAAGATATTGAGGGAGAGTAGCCCTTACGGACCGTGATTAGGGGGATACCCCCTAAGACCCCCAATGCTAGTGGGGGACACCCCACACCCCCAATTCTAATTTATTTTTTAACTTTACCTCCTACTTCTTCTTATGAAAAGGCTGTTATTACTGCTTTTAGTCCCTCTCATGGCGTCTCTGTTAGTAGTAGCAACGACAGGCGGTGCTGTTTTAGACTGGTCGGACGGTAGTGCCGTTGTAACAATACAGCCACTTTCAGAGACCGTCATAGACGGTTATGTTGTCAACGCTTTTTATAACGGCTCTAATCAAGTAGTCCTCTTAGCTGAACCCTACTACCAAGGTCAGAACTTACAACAAGTTACGTTCTCTCTTTACGATTATTACACGCATCAATTGATCGGTAACTACACATTACAAGACAACTACACCGTTGTAAGAGTACCATCTAATATAACCGTTATCTTCATTTACTTCGATAGTCAGCAATTCGGACCGTTCTACATAACGACAAACGGTGGGAATTATGCACCTCCACTCCTTGAACAAATGCTGATGTACGTAATTCCGTTATCTTCAGTAGCTTTGTTCGGACTTAGGGCAGGTCTGAGAAACGTAGGACTAGGGTTAATAGTGTCGTCAGTGTTTACGACAGCGGAAATGGTAGCACTTGGTGTCTCAAACCCGTGGCTATATGCTATACCTACATTGGAGGTGATGTTTGCCATCATACTGTTATGGCATAGCGTTCAAACGTCAGGTTAGTCAAGGGAAAGTTAACAAAACGTCTCTTTGGGGGAATATACCTATATGGGGCAAACTTAAAGACCCTTCGGACACCCCCACACCCTCAATGCTAAGATTTTTCTTATTTAACACTCTTTTTCTTTCATGACAACTACAACACTCCCTCCACCGGTAACAGTTCCTGCCCTATCGTCACCATCAACAGTCGTATCGTCTTTTTCACCTGACATCCTCGAATACGTTATGATTGCAGTCTTCGCAGGAGTGATAATTTACATTGCGTATAAACTCTTCCGTAAACCAAGTTACCGCTACTGGTTAAGGCTTATTGACGGTAACGAAGAAAGGGAGATACCCTTAACAAGGGTTGATGAGGTCAACTTCGTCAGTGTGAGGGGGAATATACGCGTATACAAAGACCCCACAGTGAAGATGATTAAGAGCGGGAGGAGGTACATCCTTTACGGTTGGGGTATACAGCCCTACTACATAGCAAAGGACCCGCAAACGCTCGTCAACGTCGGGATCCGCGACTTGATCCTAAGGATTGGAAACAGGGAGATAAAGTTCGACGGTACGTGGAAGTCGATTATTGACTACTATACTTACCTGATAAAAAGTAGGATTGACACCATGAGAGAGCTTACCCTTGATACTAACACACAGCTCGTTATAGCAGTTGATTATCCCAATATATTCAAGAACTCCGTTGAGGACTTACTCCACACTAACGTAAAGCACTCACTGAGACAATTAGAGGAAATAGTAAACATAGAGAAGAACGTAACGGCTACAAAGTCTACGGACTTCTCATGGATGAGGTGGCTCATAATAGCGTTCATGATAATGGGTGTATTCCTGTTAGCCTTATCGGTGATACATAAATGATCTGCAGAAAAGTCGTGAGGAACTCCTCAACGGAAGTACTCAGGAGACCTATCAATTGTAACGAAATCGCCCCTTACACCGACGTTAAAACAGTGGGAGAAGTCAAAGTGGAGGAGAGTAAAGACTACATAGTCGTTACCGCAGATGACGTATACGTTTACCCAAAAAGTGTGTGGGAACGAATACAGTTTTACGTTGACTATTTCAGAAAAAGCAGTGTCTTCCCAAATCCCGGTTTACTCTTTACGGGACCTCCCGGGACCGGGAAAACAACACTGTCAAGAATAATCACCGAAATGTTGGGGTTGGACAGAGTTTTCTTCAATTTCGCTGAAGTCTTAGGACCCTACGTCGGACAAAGTGAAAAGGGTTTTCAAGCGAAAATCGACGAAGCTATGAGATCACGCCCTTCTGCCCTCATAATCGATGAGGCGGACACTTTACTCATGCAAAGAGAAATCATGATACAAAGGATAGGTGTCTCGTCTGCAGACATTAACATTAAGTCGATGCTACTCGATACGATGTCTAGAATGAGGGAAAGTGACGTGTTATTTATTGCAATAACTAACATTTCACCTTCCCTTATTGACAGTGCGTTGAAGAGAGAGGGCCGTTTCGGTGAACCAGTCTACGTTCCAGTGCCTACTAAAGACGCGATAGAAATACTCATAGAGAGGAAGTTCCCGCAATTCCTCGATAGACGGGAAGAATTAGCCTCAAAATTAGCGTCATCAATGCAGAACTTTGCCAATATAGTGTCCTACTTGAAAAGGTTACAATACGGCATAGACAGACTGCCTGAGGAATCACTTCGCGGTTACAGGATAATTTACGTTAAGAAACCGTACAGTGACAGGAGGCTTGAGAGGTTCTTTTCCTCACTTGACTACCCTGAGCTTTACTTTGTGAAGGCAAACCCGGACCTAGCAATACCCGTACTTGCAGCTTATTTCGTTTCTGTCGGCAAAGGGAACGTAGTAGTTTATAACGCAAAGGGGCTAGAAGAGGCGATAAAGGTGGCTGAAACATATAACGCCGTACTCATCGTAGATGAGAGGAGCGGGATACCGATAAAAGAACTGTTTCGCGTTGCAAACGTCCCGATTGTCGTTGTCGGAGACAACGTTACGGCAAAGGAAACCTTCCATGTGGACGAGTACAACGAAGACATGATAAACATCATCTTTAGTGCGTATAACATCAGGGTGACACCGAGGAGGTATACCTTGTCCGACCTGGAAAGGATCGTTTACCATTGTAAGGGGGGCGACGAGCAATGCGTAAAGAAGTTGAGAGAGTAGTCGTATTTTTAGGGGCTTTGGCATTTACCAACGGTATATTATCCTTAGAAGTGGGCTCCCTCGTAATATACCTATTTTATATACTAGGCCTAGTTTTTACTTTTCTCTACTTAGTAAAAGATGACAGGAGGTTTGCCGACTTACTGGTGCTCTTTACTTTTGTTGCCACATTTACTGCCGTCTCTGTATACAGAGTCCCATCACAAACCGATGAGGAAAGTCTGGTGTTATATGCAGCATATCTTTTCAGACACGGGGTTAACCCCTATACGGCTAACCTCATCAACGCTTACAAGATGTTTCCCGTAGCCGAACCCGTCGTTACTGCTACACTTACTCCCAGTTATTACGTTAACGTGTTCGGTTACCCTGCGTTGTATTTCGAGATAGCTTCCGTTATTTACCCTCAGGTCGCTACACTTGTTACGGCGTTTCTGCTTTACCTCTTTCTGAGGTGGAAGGGCAAGGAGAAGTTGTTCTTTATTGTTATGTTGATAGAAGGGAGTTACTCAGCTTTCACCGGTGGTACGTTTGACATAATATCACTAGCTATAGCGATTGTAGCAGTTACGACGAAAGGTTGGGTCAGGACAGCACTTATGGCGTTAAGCGGTGACATTAAGCAGTACACATTGCTTTACTTACCGTTTATATGGAAGGACGTAGTTAGGGGGGTACCCCCTAAAACCCCCAATGCTAAAGAATTAACAAAGAACGTAATCATACCGCTAACCGTTTTTCTTATCCCAAACTTACCCTTCATCTCGTTAAGGTGGGTTTTTGATGTGTTAGGACCTATCACGCAACCCATAGCAAACCAAGGTACTTCACTCAGTTTGTTAACTATGATAGGCGTACCCATTCCGCATATTGCGTATACTGTCGCTTTCCTGACGCTCTATGTTGCATTGTTAGTACTGTACAAACCTAACACTAAGTGGAAGTGGACCCTCCCGGCTTTTATCTGGCTCGTGAGCTGGAGGGACTTAAACTATTTCTTATTCTACATCACAATATGGGTGAGCAGTTATGAACTGGAAAGTGACATTTAGAGGGGTACTCCCTAGTGGGGGACATCACCGCACTCCCATTGCTATTATATTTTTAATCAGTCTCATTGTACTCGAAATTCTCGCAATCTCTTTATTGTGGAAACCGACGTTACCACTGACGGTCTACATCGTGAAAGTCTACGACGTCGGTGATGTAGGGTACTGGGACGTAGTGTGTTTGAACGTCACCAACCACGGAAACTCTGCAATTCACCCTATTTTCCTACTTAACGAATTCGGTAGTGAAAAGAGGTGGGTCGTTTTGAGCCAAATCATTCCATATGTGCCGTATAATTGCACGTTACCCGTTATTCCGCCTCACTCATCTCGTTTAATCAACATCTCTGCACCGTCGCCCCTTTACTTCATACCGCCTTTTACACCGATTTATGTTCAAGTCTACTCAGGGTTCAACTTCGTAAACTCCCCAGTTTACATAACACCTAATATAACTAGACCTCCTATTACCAACCCGAACTTTACCGTTCTATATTATAGCGGGAAGTATAACGAGGAGTTGCCGTGGGGTTGGTACGTCGAACTCACTCCGGGGACTAAACTTTCCTATCACGACGGTGTTATTGTAAACGGTACAGCGATATTTTATCAACCGGTTCTTGACGCGAATGTGACCGTAATCGGCTATAACGTATATTACACGGTCTCCGGCAATACATTGTTCATTTACGTCCATGACGGTTATGTAAGAGGTGTCGTAGTTGGGTCGTGAAATATGTGAGAAATTTGTGGATGACATCATCAAGAAAGCAAAGAGCAAAATATACTATTTTAGTGACAGAAAGAACGGGTTTTACAGTTACTATGGTATACAAGCTAAAAAGTTAAAGTACTTCATTGAAGATGATGAAGAGATAGTGAGACTGTGCGAAAAGAAATACGACACGCTGGAAATGTGCGTATCAAAACTCCTAAATTATTGTGCGGAGAGAGAAAACTACCAACCGGCGATTTACATTTACGGTAGGATATTCTTTAATAAACCGATAAACATAGATGAACTTAAGAGGTTGGTACAAAATGTTAGGAGATGAGTTGATCGTTACATTATCGATAGATTTTATTGCGTTGTCGATCCAGTTGTACCTCATCAACAAGGATACACCGATTTACCTTGACGCTCTAATTACGATCTTTCTGGCGATTTTCAACTTCACTTCATACTTAAACGGCGTAATCTACGTTGCAGGTGAGAACGAGACGAAGTTAAACAATTCGACAGTTATAATAACACCAGTTTATAAGCCCGACCCCTTTGCCCCCCTCTTCATGATAGGGTTCGTCATAACGATAGTGTCGGCTTTCCTGTTGATAATAAAAATATTTACGAAAAAAGAGAGTTCGTTTGAATTATTCTCTTAACACTTTTTCTAATTGAGAACCACAGTACGTGGTATCTAAATGCCTCTGTAGAAAGAACACGTTTTTAAACTGTTGACCACATATGGGACATTTTTTCTCCTTTACCGACCCTAACAAGTCAACATTCTTCTTTTCAGCAGTTAGGATCAGCCATCTCATTCCCAGTAATTTCTTATACCTGGAAACCACGTAAAACTCTTTCATTATATAATGAATTCACAACTCGGTTTAAAACTTTTATTATTAGGGGGATACCCCCTAGTGGGGGAAACTTAAAGACCCTTCGGACACCCCCACACCTCCATCAGGGGACGCCCCCTAAGACCCCCAATGCTAATATTTTTATTATTAAACAGAGACGTATATCTATGGACGTTATTGGCATAATTGTCGCATACAACCCCCTGTTTTCTCCGGAAAAGGAGAACATCATCATGGTACCGTTAGACTACGTAGAAGAAGTCAAACAGTTAGCGAAGTTACATAACGCAAAGATCCAAATTTTCCAGAAACGAAGGAGTAAATACGCTTATATAAGGTGGTACTACCCGGGTGAGAAGGACGAGTGACGATAAACAGCAGCAACAACAGACCGGGATTAGAGGGACAAGTGCAAAGACCGTAGTAGTGAAAGTAAACCCCTTAACGTTTGACGACAACCACGGGCTTGTAAAACTCGTAAAACAACCGTTGTCAAAAATAAACCTCCTTGAAGAGTTGAAAGATGATGACGTTATCAACAACATCAATAAGCTTAAACAGTTTGAGAGTGCGGTTATTGCTGCACTGCTTGAGGATCTGCAACAGGAAGTGCGTTATATTACAGTCCCTTCACTTATACTGCCCTTGTTTAAGAACTCCGTAAGGAACATAATCAGGAACATGATAGTTATTTCAGACGCAGTTTACACCCACGTCCTAAGTAAGATAAGCAAAGACGTAGAAGACAGTGAGAAATTAATGGAAGACCTAAAGCTTATCCAGCACTACCTCGACATCATAAACAGCTTCTACCTCGCAGTTGACAACATAAGCATCGTAATAGTGAACCTCCTGAATACTAACTTACCTGCCGATAAGGCACCGCGTCTGATTAACGAGATATTAACGGGGTACGACATATGGAAACAGCACTGATACTGGGAACGGCAGGAGTTGTAACAGCTACAGTGACTACTACAGTCCTACTTTTGAGGAGAAAGAAAAAGAAACCGGTTTATACCCAAAAAAACGTAGTGTGGTGGATTGATAAACACCTAACTCCCAAGATACTCACTGCAGCGAAACCCAGAGTCGTTGATAAGGTATACGGACAATATGCATACCTTACTTCTCCCGTCCACGATATTAACCTGAAGATAGATAAGTTAATGAAGAGGACCAAAACTTCAAAACTTGACGACGACTTTCTGTCAAGGCTTTCTTACGCATTTATCGCTAAGCAGTTCATAGGCAGACCGTTCCTTTTCTTCGGTATCATAAGGAACAAGTATTTACCGTTAAAAAGAGTCGAAAGGAGGACGATTCTGCAGGAGTACGACCTCACGTTTTTAGAGTCAAGTTACATCGACCTTGACGTAAACATATCAAAACCCCTCTTCATCCCACCGTTATACTTCTTCGTAAAAGTAACGGATACCTTAAGTTATTTCATCCTCCTCATCAACAGGAATGCGGTGAGACTGTTTGAGCCTGCAACAGTACCAACAGCACAGACGTAGCTACGTAGAAGAAATTCTAATACAGTTACTCACTGCAAAACTCGGCGGTGAACGAAACGACGACCAAATATGGGAGTTCTTAAAGGGAGAGTTACTTGACCTCCACCTAAGGTACGGGCAGGACGTCGATGATAAATTTGTAAAATACGTTACTAAGGCACTAACAATACTGCTTTCCGACATTAACGACTACACAGTTCCGCTCTTTAACGTCTGGAATGCAAAGGAGAAGTTGATAAGTGCACTCAAGGAGAGTAAAACGTTAATGAACAAGATAAAGAGTAAATACATAAGGACGGATGAACAAGAAAGAGAAGTGTTGAACATTGTAAACAATGTACTGATAAGTTCAGCGAAAAGTGTGTTGAAGGACTACAAGGTGATATGGGATGAATCGGTATGACCCACGGATAGCCCAACTGCGATTTTTCGCATCTTTTTCCGTCGCTTTATACCATCTATGGACTCTCCAGTTAGTCCCTCTGATACTTTTTCGCCCTGGTTGGTTAGGGGTTCCCCTATTTTTCGAGTTATCGATTTTTCTGCTCCTTAACAGACTAGATGAAAACCCCTCACTAGCTCGTTACTTCAAGAGGAGGGTGAGGAGGATATGGCCACTTTATTTCCTCGCCGTCGTAGTAGTGTTCTTAGTCGACAAATACGTGTTTCACATGGACGTGACATATTACGACTTGATACTCCATTTTGCGTTCGTTTCCTATGTTCTCACACCGTTTTCCTTCCAGTACCTCTTCTGGTCTCTCCAGCTGGAGGAATGGATGTACTTAGTTATCCCCTTCATCCATCGAATGAGTGATAAAGCAAAGTTTTACGTCGCAACATCGCTAATTGTCATTACGTTGATATATAGTGCGTTTATAGTCCTCCTCCCCTACAACGAGTTCCACTTACTTTATTTTATGCCTCCCTTTTGGTTAGGAGCATATGGGTGGGGAATAATTGTTTACATTTTGCAGAAGAAGGGCTATAGACCGGGAAATATACACTACATTATATTAGGATTACTATTCGTGCAATATATTTATGTAACAATAAACGTAAAGGAGGAGATAATTTATGAGTTTTTCACGCGGTTTCTGATTTACAACTTGGCGTTACCCGCTTTCGCCTTCCTTATCTTAAACCCGCCTAAAGTCCTTAGTCGCGTAACGGTCTTCCTTGGTGAAGTGAGTTACGGGATCTATCTGTGGACTTTACTCTTTCAAGAACTCTTCGGATTAGCGGGAGTACTTTACGGCATACTGACCGCTGTCGTGACGGAGTTCCCATTGAGGAGAAGAGAAATAACAAAAAGGATGATGGAAGTATAGCTTAGTGAAATATACACTTCCGATGATGTTGTGTATCATATGCATTTACAAAATTATTTAACCCTCTAATTGCTTATGTGCAACAATAGTCTTATTGAATCGTCTTCTTGCTTTTGTGCATGTATAACTTTGTTAAGAGTATTATTTGCTTATGTGCATAATAATAATTATTTAAAGTTTCCTTTGCTTATGTGCAAGACCGAGATTATTGATTTTTACTCTTGCTTTTGTGCAGAGGTCGACTTATTGGTGTTTTACATTGTTTATATGCATACACAGGTTTATTGATCTTTGTTTTTGCTTGTGTGCAATAGAGGTACCCTAATACTAGATAATAATCTTCAGCTTTTTTATTTTTAACCCCCCTTCCCGTATTATCTCTTATGGGTATAATTGAAGCTTACAAGGCGTTAAAGGACATAAAATACAGAGCCTCGACTAAAGATAAGCCACTTCAGATAGTAGACGTAAACGAAAATCACGTCTTGATGTGCAAAGGAGATACGTGTTTTGAGCTGTTTAAGCCGGAAATACGCAATAATCGTTACATAATGCCCATTATAAAGTGGCGTGGTAACGGTACTAAGTTCAAAAGCCTTGAAAGGAAGTACATTTCAATGACAGACTTCAATTACTACACCAACACGGTTTCCTTTGAGGACTTTGTTAAAAGAATGAAAAAAATTAAAGAAGTCGAAAACGACTTATTGACGTTATCGAAGTTTTTCGATTACCTGAACTTGATGTTTACATGACTACAAGACAGTCCGCATAAACAAATAATATCCCCAAGAGTCCTTCGACGGTACAAGTGTCCTATCGGCAACTAGTGCGTGTAACAATACTACGCTTAGTTCAGATATGTGATTGAATACTTCTTTTTTCTTTATATATAGTAGTATAGGCATCCCGAAAAATCCTACTAGAAAAATAGCGATGTTGAATATATCTTTAATCCTAGAATCTTTTGTTGTTTTTGTGATAGACTGTAGTTTTAAATATACTTTTGTTACGAAGCGTAAATACAGCGAATAATAAGTGGTTATTGGGAAATTAGGGTTATCAGAATTTAATGCCTCTATGTAGAACTCATCTTCATTTTTCTTCAGTTCGTCAATAAGCTTTTGTAACTTGTTCATTGTCATATTAACATATTCTTCTATAGTCCCGTCATCAAACATAAATCCAAAATCTCTCTTTATTTTTTCAACTTCCTTTGACAGCATTTTTGGTTCTTTATCTTCATTTAGGACTAACATACCCTCATATATCTCAAATAAATTCTCCTCATACCGTTTGGTTAAATAATTCTGAATCTCCTCTAAGCTGACAGGGGAATACTCTTCTAAAAGGTTAGCTAACATAGTTACCAATTTAATATAATAAAAATTGTATATTTAACTTTACAGTCAGTTTAAAAGACAGTTTGTAGTCTATTTGTGCATTAAACTCCATATGTCTGTTGTCTCCAGTACCAGTAATACGTTAATGAAAGTACAACAATACCGAAAGCAATGAGAACTGCGTCAGCGTATTGGTTTGAGAGTACTGCAAGTATATAACTGTAAACGACGTAAAGGTCTTGATAAATAGCCAACGTCCATGCGACTTGCGGAGAAGGTGTAGAAGAGACCATGTCCTTTGTAGGGTTAAGTATGAATGACACACCCTGAAGTATCGAAGAGAAGATGAAGATAGCAAACAACGCCATCACGATTATTGAAACTATGGAAACTTGTTGTTCTTGTTGGGGCATAAGAAATAATTCGTGTGTAAATTAATAAATAAAAACGCGTCGTTCCTCTTTCAGTTCGTGCAAATATTTCCTAGCCTTTTCCCTAGCTAATTCGTCTGTTGTTATCCTCACAAGGAAGGCTAGTCTGGCTTTTGCTAAGTCTTCATCCATCTTGATGACGTTACACTCGTGGTCGTACGTGTAACCCCTCCTCAAGTCCCTCATTATCATTTCAGGGATTTCCCAATCGTGAGTGACCAGTATACCCTCTCTTCGGTAATAACAGCTGTTCCTCCCTTTGTAAATGTTCATGAGAAGAAGTAGGAGGAAAAACTAAAAAATAAAATAATTTGACTTGGCGTGTTATCACGTTTAGAACGTGTCGGTGGACTTCATTAAGTACCTGATGACGTATATCAATGCTACTATTATCAACACTACTACAAGGATCTGGAATATTGAGCCTAATGTTGGAGCTATCGGTGAAACGTAGTTGTAGCTACTGGGGATTTTGACGGCAGTAGAGTTGAAGATGTTGAGGATGTAGGTGCCTAAACCGCTTACGATTGAAACCGTTACTGCACCGACAATCAATACTACGATAGCAATTACTATGTACTTAAACTTGTCCTTGAAGTTATCCTCGTCGTCAGCCATCATTATTGGTAGTTTGCCTGCGAAATTAAGTCTGGGTATCATTTGTAATAGGAGTTAACGTCAAGATTAAAAAATATAATAAAAGGAATATATCCAACAAAATCTTCTTACTTATCATTTTTTACTCACTTTGTAATACATAAAGTGTTTCTCATAAGCTTTTTATACTATACCAGACATATGATATACTGAGACTGTATGGCTAGAGTAAGCCTCAACGTTGATGAGTCCATCCTTCAGCTATTTGATTCGTTATGGAAAGTTGAAGGATGGGAGTCAAGACAAGAAGCCATCATTTTTTTAATGAAACAAGCCATTGCAAACGGTTTCATATCAAAAGAGAAGTTCGAATTGTCCAAAGCTGTTAGAGGTGGTAAACAATGAAAGTGAAAAAAGCAAGTTTCAAAGTATTAAAAGACAAACCTCTCGCACAACAGGAACAACTACAGATATTCAGCCTAGCACCAACGTCTGAAGACGGGAAGTCGGGAGAAGTGATAATGAAGATAAAGAGGCTGTTAGACCCTAAGGAGAAAGAAGTAACAATACAAAACGACGAAAAAAGAAAAGGGCAGAAAGTAAAAGTGACGGATTACAAGGCTATCGTAGAAGTGTTGGAAGGTAAACTAGCATCGGTGAAAGAAAAAGAGAAGGTAAAAGTACCGGGTATAGGTGTTGTGGAAGTTCCGAAAGTCCTAGATGCGATAAATGAAGAGATAATATTGGACCTGCAAAGGCAGTCAAACTATGACTTCCTGAAGGAGAAACTTGATCAAGGAATTATACAACTTGACACGCCGTACGCATTCGAGTATTCAGTAAAACTGTCAAATTCAAAGTACAGTTACTACATTAGAGCAATATACAGCGTGGAGACCGAGGGTGAAGAAGAGAGTAACGGTAATTCATAACCAATAATTTTTTTCTTCCGGTGTTCTCTATGCAGAGAATACGACTAAGGCAATATCAAGAGAGTGTTGTGCAAAGGGCATTAAACGCACTAGAGAATGGCGAAGGAGTTGTGATTAACTCACCAACGGGGACGGGGAAGACGTTAATGGGGTTGGAAATAGGGAGAAGGTACAGTGAAGAACACGGCTTCAGTTATTTTGACGTATTCGTCAGGACACGGTCGCAGTATACCCCATGGGAAGATAATGCCAGAAAGGTGGATTTAAAGTTTACGGGATTGATGGCTAAATCACTATTTTGTAAACACACATCAAGAGAGTATTACGAGATATGTGAAATCTGCGGACTGTCAAAAAGTGAGGCGGAAAAAGAAAGCGACCATCAACACCGTTGGACGAGGAAATATTCAACGATAAGTTGCAGTAGATGCACGATTCCTAGAATTGAGGAATGTCACGAGCTTAACGATTTCGGTGAATGCATAAGCTACGGTATTCCTGAGAAGTACGTCGAACAATTGCAAAAAGTAGGAATCCTGAAGTTCGCAGTTGAAACGAAAAAGAAGGGCGTTTGTGCATATCGGGACATGTTGTCAATACCTGCAGACTTCTGCATATTTTCCTACATTTACTACTTTCTGAGGATCATAGTACCGAAAGGAGAACTGTTAATCTTTGATGAAGCCCATAACCTGGAACTGCAAGAGTTAATGAGACAAACGGTAAGCGTTTATGACTTCGTAAGCCTTACTCACTCGAAGAAAGAGAAAGAAATATTGGAATTAGCGTTTAAACGCTTTATCGAGACGGAGAGCCTTGACGCAAAAGTTAAGGACATTCAAGGAAACGAAATAACAATCGAAGAACTACTTCTCCAGTTCGAAGGTGAAGGGGAGAAAGTAGCCAAGAAGTGCAAATTTGTGCTAAGTGCCGACGACTCCTTCTACAAAGAGAAGACGGACAAGTACTACCGTGTAATTGCAAGAGACCCTTCCGTCTTGCTGAGCAGACTAAACACTGAACGATATGTGCTGATGTCCGGTACAATGCCGAGTGAGAAGTATCTTAAGGAAGTCTGGGGACTTGAAAAGTTTGAATATATCGACGTTTGGAAGGACTACTACAACGAGGTCAAGGACTTTTATCACATGAACATTTCAGTCGTTGACGCCGACTTAACGTATAAGAACAGAGACGGAGAGACTTACAAAGAAGTAACGGAGTTCATCAAGGAGAACTTAAGGAAGGACGGGATAAACCTAGTGGCGACAACTTCGAAGCAGATGATGGCCGACCTATCTCTTTTCTTACACGCCGACTTTCTGGAGAGGGAAGGGAAAATAGACTTTGAGGAGTTACAGAAGTTGCCGGACGGTGCCGTTATCCTTGCGTACGAGGGGGGGAGACTAACGGAAGGTATAGAACTGACGAAGGACGGAAAGTCAAGGATTAAAGCCGTATTTATCGTTGGGTTCCCTTACCCGGAGTACAAGGACAAGTACTTGAACAGTGTCATTGACTACCTTGCTGAGAAGAAAGGACTTAATGACAAGGCTAAAGAAGCCTTCAGGTGGTTCGTTTTGAAGGAGAAGGCTATCATAAAGGTTAGACAGACAATGGGCAGAGCGACTAGGGGACCGCAAGACGAAGCTGACATATGGCTTATCGACAAAAGGTTTACGTATCGTGACATTGCCGAAAAACTAGGAATAGAGGTGAGCTAAACGACTGACATCGTGAGGGTTATTAAACAATTAATTTCCGCCAACCCGTCTTTAAAACAAAAATTGTTAGAGCAAGGAATAATTACTGAAAAAGACGGAGATATAGTAATTTTGAAACCTGAAGCGTTTGAAATTGTGAGTAGTAACTCGGCAGATACGGCAGGCGAGAAACATGAATGGTTAAAGCAAAGTGGCAAATCCGATGTTCCCGACGCCAAAATAAAAATTGAAAATGAGAAAATTACTAATTCCGACGCAAGTAGCAAAATTACTAATTCCGACGCACATGTAAAAAATACTAGTAATACCCGTAAAGCTGCGTCGGAAATAATAAATCCCGACGCAAATTTAAAAAATACTAATTCCGACGCAGATAGAAAAATTGAATTTAGTAAAGCTGCGTCGGGAACATCGGAAAAGTCAGTTGAAAAAACACATTCAAGTAAATTTGTCGAAGACCCGAAACATTTAGAAATAAGTGGTTCAAGCAGACATAAAATAATTGTAGATTTCTCAGCGTTTGGAGAAGAATTGAAATTTGACGGAGAGGATGTCGTTATTTCAACAGCTTACTATTTTCAAATCAGGTATAATGACATAACGGTGGAATGCAAACCCACGAGGAATGGGTATATTTGCGGTGAAGAACCACTAAAGGGTGCAGTGAAAAAGATAGCGAGGATGACCGGCTACCACCCGTCGACAAAGGAAATCCTTGAATCGATAGAGTCAAGGTTACAGTCACTTAAGTCAAAAAACGAGAAGAGAGCGAAGGTTCACGAGTACTTTGCTAAGGCATACCCCGAGGTATGGAAAGAAGTCAAAAAGAAAGGGATTTGGTACTTCATCGAAAAGAGCGAAGAGTACCACGTTGGTGACGAAGACGTTAAAATACTTGCTTTAATGGCGTTCAAGATGTTATTCACGACAAAAAGGAAAAGGATCGGGATCCTAGTGTTAGGCGATGCGGGTTCCGGTAAGTCTCATGCGATCGAGAGTGTCGTGTCCATGATACCGGAGGGTTATTACTACAACGTTGAGGACGTGACACCGAAGAGTATCATCTACTTGGGGAAGAAGGGGTCAGACTATTTGAGGTGGAAGTTGCTTTACCTGCAGGAGATTACTAACTTGAGGGCGTTGAAGTTACTGAGCATGCTGATGACTTCGGGACGCGGAGGGTCACTCACAGTTGTAGACGGAGAACCTGTGGAGATCTTCCTTGAATATGCACCGTCCGTCATAACGTCGGTCGTGAACTTAGAGGAAGCCGATAGTAGCCAGAAGACACAAATCCTTTCGCGTTTTGTCCCAGTAGCAATAATAAGGGAGAAGAAAGATGTAGAGAAAATAACAGAAAAGATATACGAGAACACTAACAGGAACGAAGGTGAGTTTAACTACGGCGACACTACAAAGTTAGCGTTGTTAGCGTGGATGACCTACACTCCTAAGTTTGCCTATGTGCCTAAAAATATATTTGACACGTTAGTATCCTCTCTACCTTTCTCAAGGACTGTGTCATTAAGGATAACGGACTTTGCTTCATTTGCCTTACAAATTTTAGCGATGTTACTAAACAAGGACAAAGTCGACGAGGAAACGTTAGACTTGTTCAAAAAATACTTACTGAGGAAGTTCGTAATCGCGTCATTCGGAGTTTCGGAAGTCGAGATAAAGTTATTGAAGTACCTCCACGAGAACAGGCAGGAGAAACTGAAGACTTCACAAATCGCATCCGATAACGGTCTTGACACTTCAACTGCTAAAGAGCTGTTAATGGGGTTAGCCGGTCGCGGTCTCGTTGAGTTCGAGAAACCGAGTACTGTGTATCTCTGGTCAATAACGGAAGACGGCATCAAATTGTTGATAATGCTAGAAGAAGCGAAAGAAGAGACCAAAAAAGAGGAGGAAAAGAGCGGTGAACCGGTCATAGAGAAGTTCGAAGAATGCCTGGGCTTTTCCCTAGGTGCGATATCGTATCAACTTTACGCGAGAAATGAAGTCAGTGAAGAACAGTTAATGAAGCTCTTCAGAGGAGAAACTAACGTTGTGAATAAGGTAGAGGAGTGTCTACCCGTGTTAGGTTATAAAGACGGAGGTGGTGGTGTATTCAGAAAGTGATAACAACTCATGGTGTCAAAGTAGAGGTTATGGGCGATACCGAAGTCGTAGGAGTTATACAGACAGCTTCCGGGACATTACTGATCTTAGAAAATTCGTTAGGAGCTTACACAGTTTACAGCCCGGTAAGGTCTAAGAAGCCTCACGTCCATGTTCCCATTAAGTATCTTAACATAGAGTCCAACATGATAACGCTCAACATTTACATTGTCAATGACGAGAAAGGTGTCAAAGAAGTCCTTAGAGACTTGTTAGTCTGTATGAGGTTAGCGGAGTGCTATATAGATACGGAATTCAGGGATGGAGTGTTCGTTTGGACGGAGCTACGGTCTATATCACCTTACCGTCTTACTTCGTTTATACCGTTCGGTGTTTCACCTCATGTGAGTAAACTAGACATACATAATACGCATGGTAAACATAAACCATAAGCTTTATATATTACAATAAGCGTATAGTATACATAGGGGATAAGGATGACGGAGCCCCAAACAAACCCGGAAAGTCAACCACAAGTTGTTTTTTCTGTGAAGAAGGTATTTGAAATTTATGAGATACGAAGTTATGACGAGTTTCTGAGAAAATGGGAAACGTCGGTTAAAGCTTCAATCAACGGAAATGAATGGTATATCTCTAACGCCGAATATGATGAGATACTGAGAATTTTGAGAAAGAAGATACAAGTGTTAAGGTATATTCACGACGAAAATGTACAGAAAGGTATAGTGGAGGATATCATGGTGGAGATAGCGAAGTTAATCTTCAAGCTTGAGGCAGGAGATACGGTCTAAGGAGGTGAGTGAAAGTGATGACCGACAAAAAGGAAACATTAGAAAAAGAAGTCAACGTGAATTTCAACGTTCAAATTGTCAGGGTAACTAATGGAAGTATAATTGGCAATGTCAATGAATACAGAAAAGTGCGGATTGTCATTGACGACGAAGAGTTGGGCGAGATAAGGCATGAACAAGTGCTTTCAGATCTCCTCACTGTAAACAATATCTTGAAGAAAATTGCAGAGTTACACAAGGTATATAGACTGACACAAAATAAGAAGTTGAAGGAAGGAGCTAAAGAAGAGATTTTGAAATTGATAGCATTGTTGATTGGGACACTAGGTGAGTGATGATGTATCGCAGGATGGACCGTGTTGTTACACTAAAGATTTCTGCTGATTTGCTTGAGCAGTTAGACGCTTATGCCATCCGAAACAAGATGAATAGATCTGAGGCTGTCAGAAAGGCAATAGAGCACTTACTGAGAGATGAAGAAAAGAAGACTAACACTCAAATAAGAGTTGAAAAGTTCAGGCTGTACTGAGGTGACATTCGTTGTTCAAGTGCCCTTTCTGCACCTTTACCGCAAAAAGTCTGGGATATCTAAAGTTACACATCAGAAAGAAACACAGAGAAAATATACAATGTCCCGCTTGTGACTTTATAGCGAAGAATTTACCCGGGCTGGAGTCTCATTGTCTTCTGAGTACTGAAGGAATCGAAAAACATAAAGCATTGTGTTATCTATTACATAAGAACGCTACAGCGGTGGACAAGAAAGTCTCAATAAAGGAACTAAAGAAGTACAAACACTTATTCGAGGTAGGTCAATGATGAGCAATGAAATAATAAGGAGAAACGAAGAGTTAGAGTATCAATATGCCAAAGCTATAGACACTATAGCGAGACTGGAGAACAGAGTCCAGAAGCTTGAGGAGGAAAACGCAAAGCTAAGGAAGCAAGTTAACACACTGATGAGAGCACTTGAGATCGCGATACAAATCAAGGACTATAACGTTCAAACTAAACACCTAGAGTCGGTGTTAAAGAAACTAAAGGAGAAATACGGAGAGAGATGAGACCATGATAATCTTTGACCCTGAAAGAGGAGAATATGTCGACACAGAAACAGGGGAAGTGGTAGAAGACAGAGTTGTAGACCTAGGACCAGAATGGAGAGTATATAATCATGAAGACGTCTTAGAGCGTGAAAGGACTGGATCCCCACTGACCTTAAAAATCCACGATGAAGGACTTTCGACCACGATAGGAAGATATGGGAAGGTAAAAGATAGGATAAAGCTGATGAAAATGCAGAGGTTGAATAACTGGAGTAGGATCTCATCTACTAGGGAGAAAAAATTAGTGACATACCTTTCAAGGCTTAACAGAGAAGCATCAAAACTAGATCTACCAAAACATATGAAAGAAACTGCTGCATTTATACTAAGAAGACTAATTGAGAACGGGTTAGAAAGGAGAATAAGTTTAAATGCGCTAATTGCCGCAGTATTATACTATTCGTGCCAAATGAATAACGTGCCTATATCTTTGCAGGAATTTAAGGTAAAATTCGGTGTTTCTGTAAGTGAGGTCTGGCAGGCCACGAAGAGGATAAAAACAGTTATCCCAGAATTCAGGCCGACAATAATACCGACCAAATACATCCCTAAAATAGTTGATAAATTGAACCTACCGCCGATTATAGGGACAAAGGCTGCGGAGTTAATAGACTACATGTATAAGAATGGGCTAATCAGCGGCAAGAATTACTTAACGTTGAGCGCAGCTGCAGTGTATGTGGTGGCTATACTAATGGACAATAGGAAATCACAAAAAGAAGTGGCAAAAGCACTCAATATTTCTGAGACAATTATAAGGCACAGATATAAGGAAATAGTAGAGGTTTTAGGGCCTATAAGGTACATATGTAAAAGCTGCGGGTATGAGTTATACAAATTTGAAAAAGTAGGGCAGGACTATTATGGAGTCAGAGCTCCCTCAGAAATAAAATCAATGTTCGGCAGAAAATGCCCACGGTGCGGTCATGAGTTAGGAGAGCCAACCCTGACTGGAAAACTTGAGGTGATTATATAAAATGACAAGACAAGAAGTTGAACAAAAAATAATCGAAATAGCTCATGAATTTGCAAAACGATATGGTGAAGAAGTTCTAGAGCTAAACGATTATGAATTAATAGCATATATAACGCCGTTATTACCATTAGATTATTTAAATATTTTTAGATATTATGAAACATATATGTTAGCTATTTTTAGAAAAACAGTAAAAGAAGATTTGAAAACAAGAGGTACTGAGGTAACCCCATGACAATTAAATTTCCACCGAAAGGGGTTCATGACACTAAGCCTACACCTAAGATATTATATGATATTATAACGCAGCAGCTGAAGTTCACAGACGTTTGTCTTGATAGGAATAAGTTCAATGCTGCAGTTAAGTTATGGCCCGATAGGTCTTACTGTAACCCTCCTTTCTCAAACAAAAAACCCTTCATATTACGGGCGGTTGCTAGTCATAAAATTCTTCATAGTGAAATCCTATTATATTTACCATTTGACACAACGGTGTCATGGTTTCACTTATTATACCAACAGAACGTTTTAATAATGGTCTTTATGAAGAGAATGATGCATGCAAAGTTTCCGCACGCGTTATATCATCTCAAAACCCACACACACAGGTAGTGCTGCTGCATGATGAGCGTGATATATTAAAATATATTAAGTGATAAAACTGACCCACTTGTGGTTGAGGGCTAAGTCCCTACACTCGATCATGAATGAAGATAAAATGATTGAAATGAAAGTGTAGGGACAAACGGAAAAGTCAGCTCTAGGTTTTTCTTATTAGAATCTGTCCTAACTTTATGGGTACTATTCTGTCCTACCTGGAAGTTATGTATAATGTAAAAGTAAATACGGTCTCAGATTACCTCAAACTACTGAAAAAGACTGAGTACAGACCAATTGATACGTTTTTCGCTTTGTCTGCGATCCGGGAGTTTTACGATTCCCCGTCATTCCGTTTTAGGGCAACATTCTCCACCCCATTGTCCTCAAGGGTTACCGATAACGTTGTCGAAATTGAAGATGAATACTTCAAATACGCGTATGTCGTTGAAGAGACAACAAGGCCGTTCGTTTACTTACAAGACATTAAAAAGAAGAAGGACATCGAAGTGCCGAAGATCAAAATCAAAATCCCCGACTACTTCGATAGCAATAACGACCTTTCAATGCTCCTCCACCGAGACAATAGGACTCCGTACGAAGACTATTTATACGCGTTATTACTGGTGAATGCTGGGACTATGCCGTTCTTTTACGCTTTGCCCTTCCCTCCGTCGAGGGAGGTCAAAAAGGTAGTCTTTGATGAAAACGTGATAAGGATATATGCTCCCGGGGAGGAAAGGGATATCATAATTCTAGGTGAAAATATAGAGTCCTCCTCCTTCACCTTTGCGGTGGTAAAATGAAGGAGGTCGTATTTTACGCGTTGGTCTTCGTCTTTTCAACGCTAGCCATATCCTCAGCTCTGACTACACTTGTCACTAGGACTTATTACACTTTCAACATGTACTTCCAACCCGGCGTATACAACTTTACGCCTTCAGGACAATACTATTATTACCCTTCAGGTCCATATTCAACGTTGAGTATAAACGGAGGAGGAGTGTTAGAAGTAAACGGGACCGTGTACACGAACTCTACAACTATACAGCCAGGTTTTTATGACGTAGTCGTTGTACCTTCTGAGAACGACGTTACGATGTATTACGTTACGTCGTTTTTATTTGCTTCAATGTTATCGTTGTTAGTAGTATTGTTGTTACACAAGTTGTTATTACGATTGGCAAACAGGTAAGAAAACTTTTTAAGCAAGTGTTTGAATGATATATTATGGAACTCAAATTAAAGTGGAACGTCAAAACCATTCGGAAGTCTAATGGGAAAGAAGTCCAAGTTTTTTACATATCTGTGCCCGCAAAGGTAGCTATTTTTTTAAAAGATCTAGACCCGTATCTAGACATAGAGAAAAAAATCATAACGTTTAGAGGTGGTGAGAAAAATGAGTGAAAAAGAATTAATGTTATTAAAAGACTTAGTGAGGTACAGAGACGATATAATAAAGCTTAGAGTATCTCTGGGGAACAGAATAGGTGCAAAGAAAAACGGAAACGGTTGGACATTTAAGAAAAGGTACAGTATTTGCAGTAACAAGCACGCTGTATTGTTAAAAGAAGATGAGAAAAGGGAAAAATGTCCTATCTGCGGTAGTCCGGTAGAGATTGTAGAAGAAGAACCGTCACCGGAGCTTATACAACGTTTCTATGACCTACTAAATCAGCAAGAATTAGTAGAGGGGCTTATCGCTAATGAGGTTACGAAGTTTCCGGAGTTCGAATATCACCTAGCTTTCATCAAGGGGATAGGTCCTGCAAACGGTGCAAGGTTAATAGCTTTAGCGTTTCCACCACAATTCGGGTATGACGTTAATAGGTTCAGGAGTTACTCAGGATTAGCAGTGATGTTTCAATGCCCTAAGTGCGGATACTGGCAGTATGCAAGAAAATCATCAAATGGACGACCTGCAGTTCCATCTGAGGAGGGTTGGAAGTGTCCAATAGACGGTACAAAGCTTATAGGTACTGCAGCAAAAAATGTACCATTTAACAGAGAAGTTAAAACGTTTCTGCTCGGAATACTAGCAAATAGCTTAATATTAGCAAATGGTGTTTATGCTAAACTTACGAAGTCATTCAAGGAAGAGGTTGCAGAAAAACATCCTGATTGGCCAAAGCGTAGGGTTCAGATGACTGCCGAAAGGAAGACAATATCTGTGCTAATATCTAATCACTTTGCAGTATCATTACATTATAGGGAGGGAGTACCGTTATCTGAGACTTATAAAAGAGTTCTTGGAAAAGAGTACGAAGTATTGAGAAAACATGAAGACTTCATCGAAGTACCGTTAACAGACTATTATGTTGACGTCAAGTCGACAAGCTATAAAGCGAAATTCGAAAAAGTAATTAAAGAGTTAGGAATTAACAGGGACGAGGTGATAACATGGCTTAAGAAGAAGAAAATAATCCAATAAGTAAAACAAAGGAATTTCTCAATAATTTCACCTTTGCACACCAGCAAGGGAGTACCTTTAGATTTAGATAATGTATAATATGCACGGTAGCAAAGTCCTTACTTAATAATGGACAGCATGCACATCAGCAAATAAGGATGTCAATAAATACAAATCTGCACAACAGCAAGATCATTACTCAATAAGGGGCAACATGCACATAAATATAGAAGGACTCAACAAACTCACTGTTGCACAGAAGCAAGCCTTTTACTCACTAATAATCGAAATGCACATAAGCAAGAAACTAACTCAATAAAGTAACTCTTGCATATAAGCAACAAATATCGTCAATAAAAAGTTGGATGCACACAAGCAAACAAGGCATTTAATAATTGAAATCTTGCACATAAGCAAGAAAACCTCTTAATAATATGTAGACTGCACATAAGCAACAAAAATGATCAATAATGTATATTCTGCACACTAGCAAGAAAAATATTCAATAAACTCCGCACTGCACACAAGCAAGAGCAAGAATCAATAAGTCTAATCTTGCACACTAGCAAGATCTGCACAGTAGCAAAAGTGGTGATCTAATAATCGCTCTATTGCACATAAGCAAGAAAAAAGTTCAATAAAATTTAAAATGCACACTAGCAATAAAGCGATTCCATAATTTAGCTATTACACATCAGCAAAATTGTTAATTTGATAAAAGTAATATTGCACACCAGCAAGGGGTTATTTCAATAAGGCGTCCCGTGCACATCAGCAAAGGATATTAATCAAAGGGAGAACGTAGCGGACTCAAGGATACAGTTAATTTTTGTAAAGTATAACCTCTCGTTCTTGAAAACAACGTTTAGTGTCTTATACAAATCTGCAAGGGAGAAACGGTAATGCGGATATATTAACTCAGCTTTATAATATACAGCACATTCTCCGAAATCATCTTTAAAGAAAGAGGGTAAAACGGGGACATTCCCGAACGTTATCCCGGCGTATATATAACCGACGTTTATCCCCTCCTCAAGGTAAATATACCAGTTACCCAAATACAGTGCGTTGATATTCTTCACCACATACGGTTTTTCGATTGGTGCCATTACGTTATTTGTCCACCTCTTCAACGGTTCCGTTTTCGCGTCTTCCGAAACGATAAAGGCGTTAATAAACGACTTCGGCAGGACATCAACAACCGGTGGGACGTACTCTTTTCCCTCCCTTTCCGCAATTAATCGTGAGATCGTAACCTTCTGAGGCTGACCGTTTTTATAAGCAAACTCCCCTTTCAACACTTTTTCAACTACGTCCTTAAACATCATCCTGATCACCTTCTAAGCTAAACCTCTGTATCCTTTCTTCGATAACTTTCCTCCTCTTCTCCATCATTTCCTTCCATATTTCGTCGGGCATCCTCAGGTTCTTGATAAAGTAAAACATCACCGGAGTGTCGATCTCCTTCAATGTTCCGGAACGGGTTGACGCTACTTCCCTCCTCGTGAAGATCACTTTTCCTTCCTTTTTCACTTGCACTCTCCAGGTCGCAATGTCACGGAAGAACTTTGCGACACCTATGAGTCTTGGGACGGTGAAAATGATTAACGATATGAAGTCCTTAACATACACGAAGGCGTCAAAGAGTTCAAGCATCTTCCTCTTCTCCTTAGCACTCCTCATGTTCCAAGTCGATGATAGTCCCACTGCAGAAGGGTCGTCGAAGAGTACAACGTCATACCGTTGCCCGTCCCTAATGTTCTCCAGTAGCTGTTTTAGGTCATCAACGTCAAACACCACTCTTCTCCTGACTTCCTTCACGTCCTCATATACGTAAAGCATCGATTGAATCACGTAACTAGTCTTACCGCTCCCCGGCTCCCCGTAGACAATCACCTCGTCGTGCGTGTAGTAGTCCTTCTGTTTGACAGCGTTACTTATGAACCAGACGAGGGGGTTGTAATGGAAATCGTTAGCCAACTGTGATAGGACGTTCCACCCCTCCCCCCTGGTTTGCGGTACCATAATTTTCTGGTAAATAGGTAGTAAAACGTTATAATAGCTGTGATAGTCTTCTAACCTCATCGTAACCACCCAGACATTCTACGAGTTTACTTCTCCTTCTTTCGCCCGTCTCAAGAAACATTACAATGTTGTTTACCTCTTCTTCGTTAACATAGTCTATGCATTCTTCCTTCATTTCATCAACAAGTAGGCGTTCAAGTATTCTGTTTATCTTCTCCTGCATTCTTAATCACCGTCCTAACTACCTTTATTCTCAGGACGCGGTTTAACTAGTTTCGTTACTCTTACTATCCTTATCAACGCAAGAAGAGAGACTATGCTACTTACCGCAAGAGACGCTATAGAGTCGTAAAGGTAGGAAAGCACTGCTAGAGCTATACCTAATAACGCGAAAAGTATTTCGAAGTACACGATAGGCAGGTATCGTTTCTCTGTTATAACGTATACTATCAGCAACATTGCGGAGATAAACTCGAGTATCACCATATGTTCACCCCTACATTGGGATAGATAACACTTTCGCTAACTGCGATCTCGCTTAATATTTCAACCAACAGTTTTAACGTCCTCTCCATATAATCGTCGATACCTTCTCCTTCCTTCCTTTCAAGTTCTCTCATTATTTCGTTTATACCCTTCCCCGTCTTCTTTGTAATGTAGTCGGTCTTGTCCATGTGCATTAAGAGTGACTTGGTTGCACTCACAACGACAAGGAATGAGGCTTTACGTTGAGGGAAGGCTATGCTGTAGTTGTTTATTTCGTGAACAATTTTGTTGAGAAGATGAGTCGCAAACTCTCTGTAAGTCCTTAACGGAGTTAACTCAATACCGTTTACTCCGGCTGACATTCCTCATCACCGTTTACCGTGAGTAGGTATATGTTACTGTTCTTTCCCTTCATCATCTTAATGCACTTTAGCCTGCTCAGTATGCTCTTCACACGTTGTTTCACTTCCGGTGGTAACGCGTCGTTCATTTTCGTGTAAAGTACTATGTCGTCTTCATCGTAGTAAACGTCGAAAGGGTATGA